TACAACCTTGTGCAGACGGGGTTAAACAAGGGGGGTATACTGGTATTAAAGGTTTACATCAAGTGAGGTTCAAATGACAAATCGTTTGCCGCCAGAATTGCATCTGGTTCATGGTACAAAAGCGGAACATAAGGCTTTGCCGTTGCCCGAAAAAGTTCGTTTGCGTGTTCCAAAAGCAGATTGGCTGGATGACCCGCAAAGCTGGAATCGGTCAGTGTTCATCAAGGAAACCAGCGATTTCCTATGGGAAACATACGGCATTGGGTCTGACCAAGACAAGCACGTTCTTGCCGCGCTTGCTACGCAAATTGAAATTTACATCAAATGCTGGGAGGGTGTGCAAAAGAAAGGCATCTTGACTGTGTTTAACAATGGCGCAACAGTCGGTCCGAATCCGTTTCTTACTGCTGGTGACAAAGCCTTATCCAGAGCCATTGTGCTTATGAATGAGCTTGGCTTGACTCCAAGAGGTCGGCTGGCATCCAAAGGCACAGAGGGCGGCAAATACTCCAGCTTGCTAAAAGGACCATGATGCAGTGTAGAATTATTAGATGAATTATGAAGATGGCATTCTGTATGCGGTAAATGTTGCCAAGGGTGAAATCGTTGTTGGCAAATTAATTAAGTTAGCTTGCCAACGATTTTTGAATCAATTGGAAGATAGGGCATGGGCATGGGAATTTCACATCAAATATGTCCAGCATTTCTTAGAATTTGTTTCTACGCTTAAACACACCAAAGGTCCGGATGCTGGCAAACCGCTGATTCTTGAGCCGTTTCAAATTTTTATAATTTGCGCCATCTACGGATTCCGCAGTAAAAAGAACCCGGCAGTGCGAATGGTCACGGATGTGATCGTATTTATTCCACGCAAGGCTGGCAAATCCACATTGACTGCGGCAATTGCTTTGTATGAGCTTCAATGGGGTGAAGCTGGCGCGGAGGTGTACACCCTTGCAACCAATCGTGACCAAGCCAGTATTGTGTTTCATGCGGCATCTGGCTTTGTGGAAAATATGCCATCCGATGTGGCGGCACTGTATAACCCAAGCCGTTACCAAATCACCAAAACAGGCGACAGCCAATCTATTTTTAAAGCGTTAAGCCGCGACACCAAAAAGTCAGGCGATGGCATGAATCCGTCTTGCGTGATTATTGATGAAGCAGCCCAAATTGTGGATAGGAACGCCATTGAGGTTTTGCACTCTGGTATGGTTGCGCGTCAAAATCCATTGCGCGTTTATATTACAACCGCCAGTTTTACCAAGGAAACCAAGTTTTACGAAGACATGACCATGCTGGAAACCATGCTCATGGGCGAAGCAACTGACAATCCAAGATGGTTTGGTTTGTTGTTTAGCCTTGATGCTTTGGATGATTGGAGAAATCCTAAAGTATGGGCAAAGGCAAACCCGATGCATGGCATCAGTGTTTTTGAAGAAGCCATTGCAATGAGGGCAGAGGAAGCCAAACATAAGCCAGCCGCGCTTAATGAGTTTCTCTGCAAAACATTAAATATCTACGTTAGCGCAAATTCCGCATGGGTTGACCGCGCATATTGGGATGACCCCAAAGCATTGATTGTGGCTGAATCACGTGAACCAGAAGCTGTGTTTATTGGGTTTGACTTGGCGGCAGTGCGAGATTTAAATGCGGTTTGCACATTAAAACGATATGATGAAAATGATTATGAGGCAGAATTTAAATTCTTTATGCCAGAGGAAGGATATGCGTTAATCCCCAAACATTACGCTGATATTTTTAGAGTGGCAAGGCAATCAGGCATTTTGCACGTCACGCCCGGCAACGTCATAGATGACCGAGAAATCAGCGACTATATTTTGAGCCAATATTCTTTGTATGGAAATTGTAAAGAAATCGGCTATGACGCATACAACGCGGCAAGTTTGGTCGCAAGATTGCATGATGGCGGTTTGCCTGTGAAAAAAGTTGGGCAAGGTATGTCCGTTCTTAGCGCACCAAGCAAACACGTTGAAAAATTAATCATGAATCACAAAATCAAGCACAATGGCAATCCATTCCTTGGCTGGCAACTTGGAAACTGTGAAGTCTATGAAGATGTTAATGGTAATGTGAAAGTACGCAAAAATGAAGCTGACAAATCTGCAAAAGTTGATGGCATAATCGCGTTAATCATTGCAACGCATTGTTCTTTGGATAATCCAGTGCAAAGTGGTTTTGGTTTCCGTACTTTTTAAAGGAAAATCATGGGAATTCTTGATAGATTCGTGGGAAAAGGTAAGAATTCAAAGGAATCCAACACTTTATTTGGACAAACGGCACTTGGAAACAATGTTGTTTATCAAGGCAATAATAAACAATCAACAGTTAACACGCAGATTCTGTATGTCACAACTGCGAGTAGCACAAACGCTGGTCGCCCTGTTGACACTGCAATGCTCACGCGCAACAGCACTGTTATGTCATGCGTGGGTGTTAAAGCGCGAGCAATGTCGCAATTGCCAATCAAAATTATGGCATTGGCTGATGATGGCAAATATGTGAACGCATTGACTGACCCAAATGTGGGTGCGCGTGACAAGATTAAAGCCAAGCAAGTCTATAATTTATTGACCACGCCAAACAATTTTCAAAGCCAATACGAATATTGGTATCAATGGATGATGTGGCATGAATTACTTGGCGAAGCGTTTACGCTGTGGTGGAGAAAAGACCAAAATGACCCAACACAAACGCCATTGGAAATGTACGAATTGGACAGCACTTTAATTGCGGTCACAATTACGCCAACACGTTATCCAAGTTACCGTCTGTCTACGCCAAGCTACGGATTCAACAAAGAAGAACCGCTTGCCGCGCATCAAGTTATGCACTGCAAAGATATGGCATGGCAAGGTTCAGCGGGTTTTAACAAAGGCATTTTGGCGGCTGAATTGGTCGGTTTAGACCAAGACATTGACTTGTATGCCAATTACGTCATGCTTAATGGCGCAAAGCCAAGCGGAATGTTTATTACTGACAATGTGATTCCTGATGCCAAATATAAAGAAATTGCCGCGCGATTGAAAGAAGCGTGGTCAAGCATGGTTGGCAGTCAACAAACGGACAAAAGCAAGCCCGGACAAGGTATGTTGCTTGACCAAGGCATGAAGTATGAGCCGCTGAAAATGTTGAGTTTGCAAGACACAGATTTGGCAAATCTGAAGATGCAGACAATGAAACGCATTTGCGGTTTGTATGGAGTACCGCCAGCGATGTTGCACATTGGCGACCAGAAATACAACAACACGCAGACCATGTTGGATGAGTTTTACAAATCAACCATGTACCCGATTATTGTGAATGTCCAGCAAAAGTTGAAAGCATCGCTGTTTAAAGGCTATCCCAATTTGTGCGTGGAATTTGACACTCAAGATTTTTTAAAGGGCGCACCGCTTGACCAGATGAATTATGTAACCGCAGGGGTTAACGCTGGCATCATGACACCAAATGAGGGGCGCGAATACCTTGGAAAAGCCAATATTGAGGGTGCGGATGAATTGCAAAGCCCAAAAAAATCTGAACCAATTGCGGGTACAAGCCCACAAGATACAGGCGGTGGCGGTGGCAACCAAACCAAAAAAATGAATATTGGAAAATAAATGACTACCATTTTTAAAAAAGTGGTAGCATATTTACAAGATTACAAACCTAGAGGTAAGCCGCCTCGCGGCAGACCGCCTAAAACAATACAAGACATTGACCGAACAAAAGTCGATGAGGTAATTCATGACAAAAAACTTGATGATGGTTTGCGAAGCGAAACTGGTAACAGAAGCACAGGTCGCAAACAAAGAACCAACTGGCAAGATTGAAGCGCGAGTTACGACATGGGGCGCACGTGAGGGCGCAGATGGTCGCAAGTTCAATTATCAGCCCGAGGGCTTTATGGATTGGGCAAAAACATTCAGCGCAGAGGGCAAACCTTTGCCAATGTTTTTAAATCATGCCGCTGACGCTATGCCTGTTGGCGAATGGACTCAATTTGAGTTTGACGATGATGGCATGACCGCATCAGGTCGCATCTACATGAACACCACTGCTGGTTCTGATTTGCATCAAATCATGACTGAAAGTCCAACTATGTTTGGCGGTGTTTCTGTCGGTGCTTATGCTGACGAATATCAATGGGTCAAAGAAGATGGCACACCAATGACTGTTGGCAGTGACGACCCATA